CAGATGAGAGTGGCCCAGGTTTTTGATTTCAACTTTGTAGACGAAAGCGGTGACGCTTTTTTTGAAGTTGATGCTCCTTCCCTTTTTGGTTACGCTCAGGATGCAGAAATATCTAAGCGTAGGTATGTGTGGGGTCAGGGCGCTGGCGATGTTCAGGTCATTAATAACAATTTTAATGGTCAGTCTGCTTTTGCTAATTTTAATGCTTCTGAGTTGCCTGCTCATGCTGCCTATCCTTTAAATTATCGTTGGGAATCTGGCGCTAAAGACAATCTTGCTATTTGGCAAGATAAATTAAGTTTTCGTTATCCTAAATTGCCTGTGCATTCTTTTGCTGATGATACAACAGAGGAAGATTGGTTTGATGATCAATCGGGTATTTACTTTGACTATATGGACCAAAGTGTTGGTGCTAGTACGACTTTTGATCGTGTGGGTGACTATATTGATAATCCTGTGTCAATGTTTTTTAAGGGAGAAGATTATGAGGTCACACTAACTAGTGTTTTTTATCCAGGGTACGAGGTTGTTCTTGCTCCAAACAACTTTAACTATCGCACTAATAGCACTGATAGTTTTTTAACTCTTGGTCCTCCCCCTACACCTGGCACTAGTTTTATTATGCGTTTTGATAAGTTTGATCCAGACGATAGTTATGAACTTTGGAATATGTTTCAGCAGCCAGAAGGTCTTAAGGTTACTATTTCTAATGGTACTGTTACTGGTCTTGGTTTTGGTTCTAGTGTTCAAAGAACTTTGGACGCAGATGATGAGAGTGTCTTTATAAATGAATGGAGTGATGGTGGCCCCAACCCTACTTATTTTTGGAAAGGTTCTGACGAGTTTGGTTTCTTTTATGAAGATGTTGAGTTGCGGGGGTATTGGGAAGATTACATTCCGTATAATACTTTAGCAGCAGTTGATGAAAGTGGAAACTTTGACATTGATCATTTGCAGTTTAATATGTCTCATTGTGAGGGCGGAGTAGAGGCTTTTTATCAATGGTCTGATACTGTTGGTGTTTATCCAAGTTTAGATGAAAGCGAGGCAACTTCTGTAGTTGATCATACTGCGATTCAACCAGTAGACGAGTCTGGCGAAGTTCTTCGTTTGTATTTGAAGTTTGAGACTGATGGCTATTTTGCAACTCCCTATCAACTAAACAAACTTAGTGTTTCAACATATCTTGACGACATAGTTAAAACTAAAGGACTTTTTATTGATAGGCAGGGGGGTAACTTTCTTTATGACACTGACTCTATGCCTTTCTTGACGTTGGGCAAGAATAGTGGTTTTTGTTCTGATGAGCCTTTTGATGTTATGTTGGGTGATGTAGAGAATGTCGGTGCTATTCAGTTCTTTGTTAGAATCAATGCTGATGGTCCCGATGGCACTCTTGCCTCTTTTTCTACTTCTTCAGTTAGTATTGATAGCGAAGATGTATTGAGTGCTACAGGTGGCACATTAATTGTCAATGGCGAAGAGGTAGACGAGTCGCTTGGAAAGCCTGTTCAGGTTGATGAGTGGCATTGTGTTGCTATAGTTTTTGACAATGACGAAAGCGGTGACTCAATTAATATCTCTGATGGATACAACTTTGACAACATTGGATACTTTTTAAATACGTCAGACATGGTTCAAACCATGAAGAATGTGTGGCAAGCATACACAATGTCTGAGGCGTTGCAATTCACTTCCTATCAGCCTATGGAGTTAATTCAGAACGACATTGCGGCATATCCGGGTATTTCATGGCAACAGACTGACATTGAGCCGCTGTAAATGGTAACAGTGTGGTATAATAGAGTATATGAGCAATCGCAAAAAGATCAAAAAGCCGTCAATGAAGATTGTACCTCGCAAATATGGCTGGGGCGTGTATGTGTGGAGACTACCAAATGGTAGGTTCTTCAAGGATAGTGATGGAAATTATCTGAACATTCCTGCACAAAAAGATGATCTGTCTGCTATTACTAAGTTAAAAGAGGCTGCTAAGTATTATGGTGAACCAGAAGGTCAACCAATCTTTCAGTCTGGTGTTTCTCGTGTTACTGACGAACAATATTCAGAGCAGTTACAGCGTTTGAAAGAGGGCCAGATTCCAAGCCTTGACGACATTGATGCTATTGCTGATGCTCAGGCAGGCATGAGGCAGTACGGGAGTGAACTAAATGAGTGAGTGGGACATGGACGGCGATGTTGTCATCATTGATGGATTAAATTTTGATTCTGTTCAAAGGGTAAGCAACGCTCACAAAGACCCATTTAAAAAAGACTGGAAAAAACTTAGATCATCTAAGAGTCTTGACAAAAACTTTAGGCGGCGTTCTGATAGAAAAGTACAAAAAGATCATCACGATTATGGTGCTGGCGACGCTAGTTCAAAGCAGTTAAATCCTTCTGCTATTGTTTACAACGGTTATGGAATGTATGATGTTGTTGAACCACCGTATGATCTTTACCGTGTTTCAGAATACTACAGTACTCACCCTTATAATCATGCGGCGGTAGATACTAAGGCTGCTAACATGGTTGGATTAGGTTATCAGTGGAAACTAACTGATTTAACTGTTTTGAAGTTGGCTGACAAAAAAACTGAACAGCAGCGACAAACAGCAACGAAAAAGATTGAGCGAGCAAAGATTCAGATGGATTTGTGGCTTGATAGCCTTAATGAACATGAAGACTTTACCATTATTATGAATAAGGTTGTTACAGACCTACATGCTTTGGGAAATGGATATGTTGAGATTGGTAGGAAGAGTAATGGCGAAGTAGGATACCTTGGTCATATTCCTGCAACTACTTTGCGTGTTCGTAGAAAAAAGGACGGCTACGTTCAGATTATTGGAGATAAGGCTGTATTTTTTAACAAGTTTGGTATTGAAGAGCCTGGGTATAATCCTATTACTACAGACCCCATGCCTAATCAGATTATTCACTTTAAAGAATATTGCCCAAGTAATAGTTTTTATGGTGTTCCTGATATTGTTGCAGCAGGGCAAGCAGCCTTTGGTGATCAATTAGCACAACAGTATAACATTGACTACTTTGAAAATAAGGCTGTACCACGATATGTTGTGTATGTCAAGGGGGCTAAGTTGTCATCTGATTCAGAGCGTCGCCTGTTTGAGTTTATGCAAAACAATCTTAAGGGAAATAATCATCGCACGTTGTTGATTCCGTTGCCTCCTGATAATGAGCAGACTAAGGTTGAGTTTAAGATGGAGGCAATTGAGGCCGGGGTACAGGAAGGAAGTTTTGGTAAATACCACCAAGCCAACACAGAAGATATTCTAGCAGCCCACCAAGTACCATTGTCTAAGATTGGTATGGGTGATGGTTCCTTGGCTGGCACTTTAGCATCTGATCGTACATTCAAGGAGCAGGTTGCTCGTCCTGGGCAGCGTCTTATTGAGAAGCGTCTTAACGCTGTTGTTTCAGAAGTCACTGACATGCTAAAGATTAAGTTTAATGAATTAACTTTGACTGATGAAAATGCTCAGTCTCAGATTGACGAAAAGTATCTGCGTAATCAGGTTGTTACTCCCAATGAGATTCGTGAGAAACTTGGTTTACCTGCTAGAGATGGTGGAGATTCGATCATTGAACTTAATCCTCGTCAGGCTGCCGACGCAGAAAACGAAAGAGAAGGTTCCGATAGTAGGGCACGAGATCGTACAAACAATGCATCAGATAGCGATGCAACTGTTCGGGGTAGGAATCCAAAGGGCGAAGGCCGTAGCACCTCCACTTAGTTATAAAAGGGTGATATAATAGATATGTTGTTTGACAACGCGCTGTTAGGAGAAAAAGTTGTACGAAACTAAAGTGTCTTTACAAGACAATAATATTAGTTTGTCTATGCCTCTTAGCAAGGTAGATGTTGAAAAAAGAACTGTCCACGGCTTTGCCACTCTTGACAATCTTGATAAACAAGATGATATTGTGACCAGAGAGGCATCAGTTGATGCTTTCACTAGGTTTAAAGGAAACATTAGAGAGCAGCATGACCCTCAAAAGGCTGTTGGAAAGGTTGTTGACTTTAAATCTGTTCCCTATTATGATCAGGGCACTAACAAACAATATGAGGGTGTTTTTGTTAGTGCATATGTTTCTAAGGGTGCTGAGGATACTTGGCAAAAGATTTTGGACGGTACGCTTACAGGTTTCTCTATCGGAGGAACTATTGATGATACAGAGAATGCTTACGACGAAGATTTAGATAAAGTTGTTCGCATTGTTCACAAATATGATCTTCTTGAATTATCTCTAGTGGATAATCCAGCAAATCAGTTGGCTAATGTTGTGTCAATTGAGAAAACTGACGCTGGTGTAGTTGTAAAAACTCCACTCGTCAAAGGTGAAATTGAAAACGTGTTCTGGTGTCCTGGCGACAATCTTGTTGTTGTCAAGTCAGTTGAAGATGAAAATTGCGCGGTATGCGATAGTTCTATGGAAAACGTAGGATTCGTAGAAGCCAATGACATTGACAAGAAAACCAGCATTCGTAAATCACTAGAA